AATATCAACTACAACTGGCGACGGTTGAACATTAAAAATCAGCCTGATTTGGGATCAGTTTTTGCCAGATTGCTGAAACGTATTTTGCCTGGTGGCGGGCATCGTCCAGGGCATTGTGCCGTTCGCCTTCAAACGCTATGTCGTTGCGCGCGTCGTAACCAATGGCTTTCCCCAGTTCAACAATCGTTCGTATATCGCGATCGTTATAAAAACGCCACGGGCAGGGGATACCCAGACGCTCGTATGAGCGGCGTAAAATGACGTTATCGAAAGTTGCGCCGTTGCCCCATACCTGAATCAATTTTTCGTCTGAGTGTTCGTTGATGAATTCCCGCAACTGCAACAAGGCGTCGACCAGTGACCTTTGATCCACTAAAAGAGCGGATCTGGCTTCGCCTGATTGCTGCAGCCACCACTCAATGGTTCCTCCATCAGGGACTGCCCCTGATTCCATAGCATCAACCAGACTAATAACTACATAAAATATCGCTCCTCCGATTTCTCCGGTTTGTGGATCGAAGAGTATGGCAGCAATAGACACGATCGGTGCGTCTGGATTTGTCCCCATAGCTTTAAGGTCGACCATCAGATGAGTCCACGTCTGGCTGGTGGACTCTTTTTCATGATGACCATTCACCTTATCTATGGTATTTGACGTATGGTCAGTTTCATTAGCGCTATTGCCGTGTTGAGCGTCTTCATTGTTCGTTTGCTGCGGAGAATCATCTTTTTCCGGTATATCCTGATCTTTTTCCTGACAGTCATCAGATTTTTCCACGCCGAATGTTTCTTTGTATGTGGCATCCCCCATAACCGTCCCACAGTCGGGGCAATTACCACGGCCAGTTTTCCCGCAGGTGTTACAGGCTTTTTCCTGGTCTTTATCGTCAGCGGTTTCGTCCTGACTTGAGGCGCTGTAATCGTTATGAACCCACTTCGGATCGTTCGGGTCGCTGATGCCTTCCACATATTCACCGCGCGCGGCTGCAAGCTGGCGGTTGAACTCCTCTGCTGCATCTTTTTCTGGTGTATGTCGGGCAGCCGCGAGAGTTTCAGCCGTCGGGTTTTCATGATTTATTTCTGTCAGGTTAGTGTTAATGTATCTGCGTAAAGCATCCGGAAATAGATGGATGTTTTCTTCTGCTCCCCGGATCAGCGCAAAAATAGCGGCCCGTGAATAGTCCAGGATGCCTGGTATTGAGCGAAGCGCAGGAGACCACTCCCTGAATGGGCTTTCTTTTTTCCGGACAACTTCTTTTGCGCGACGATAAACGCTTCCGGGAATTTCATAAATATTAAAATCCATCGGCAGCGTGGCTGCTGCAATCTCCACATCCAGTGTGTCGAGGGTGTGTACTAAATCCGGGTTGCGATCGGTTTTGTTTCCACCGCCAGCATTAGCGCCAGAAGCCGTGCGGGTTATGCGGGAGACGCGATTCCCTTTTTGCCACTCTTTGACCAACAGGCCTCGATCCGGATGTTCGGCATTCAGCCAGGCAGTAACGAAATTTTCAAATTCCCAGGGCTGGTGGTTTTGCGTAACAGAAAAAACGGTCTTGATGGCCTCAGTCAGGCGGAACAGGGTGGCGTTATCCAGTTTTTCAACCTGTTCAGACTTTCGCAATACCATTAACAGGTTCTGGATATAGCTGTTTTCCTGTTCCATTTCGAGAACGGTAATATGCCTGCGTTGAACGCGGGTGGCGTGATGCAAATATTTTTTGTCTGTGGCAGCGTAAGTAAAAATGTGCAACACGCGCTGGGGGAATGGCAGGGTGGCGACGGAAACTTCGCAGTCCTGACATTCGTCGTTGTCACTGGTGTCTGTTCCGCTTTCTTCGGCGCCAGCGTCATCGGCGTATTCCTCCGTTTTTTCGTCGTGGGCGTCAGTAGCGGGCGCGCCGGGGATGAGCATAAATGTTTTGCCATCTTCGCCGCCCAGCTCATATTTCTGACAGAAGGTGGTATCAAAACTTCCCTCCGGCGGAAGTTCGTTAACAACGGGGAAATTAACGCGAACCGGTTTTGCAAAATCTGTCGGTTCGAATCCGGCATCAAGCATTGAAATGGTAAGACGTGCTAAAGCTGCCGTTTCGCTGTTGTCGGTTTTCCACCAGAAAGCAAAAGGGAAGCCGAGACGTTTCCGGGCGCTTTCATTTTTAACCTTAATATAATATGAGTATTCTGTTTTATTGTCGCTCATTATCATTACCCTTATTACAAATCATACTTAATGAAGACTTTCATTTTTCATTGAGCAGAATGCGTCCGTGACGAGCTCTTTACACTCCATCAGTTTCAACAATGAAATAAGATTTTCGGGAGGAGCTTCGTTCATTTTTAACAGCATTATTGCGGCTATTATTGACCTGTCATATGCGCCTGTTTCACTGTCTGTATGTGCAACAAGAGTTCTGGAAACACTTTCCTCGTCACAGTCCCGGGCATAAGAAACAACACAGGGCATATTGTTTTCGATACATAACGTACGAATTTTTCCTGAAAGCTGGCGGAGTTCTGCAATTACTGATTCAGGTACATTTTTCATATAGATTCCTTTTTTCAGGTTGAGTGAATCCCTGCCATTGCAGGCATATTTAAAAACAGGATGGTTTAAACGATTACTGTTCTGTTACCATGATTCAGCTTTGGCAGGCAGACCATTTCTGTTCAGCCAGACTTTTACCATGCAATCGGTAATACATCTTTGCGTTGTTAAATCACGGATATATAAACGGCGTTTTTTAATGTTATTCGCTGAGGCGATATAAGTACGACCATCATGGATAACATAATCTCCTGGCGTAATACACTGACGCGGTATTTCATCCGTTCCGAAGTGATGAGCAATCATAATAATCTCCTTAATAAATGGTCATATAAAGGAAAAACCGGAAAACTATTTAATACACAGCAACTGTTCGACGGTCATGTTTTTAATGGCGTTGCGGTTTACAAGAGTCCATCCCTGCTGTTCCAGATAAAACCTGAAGGTATCAAGGGTGCAGACGCAGGCGTTATCCGGGACGGTTCTGGTAAATTTGATGTTGCCATGTTCGTCGAGACGGATAAGCAGCGTGCGCCCGTCGCCATGAATGACATCGTTACATACCTGAGAGGATTTTTGCTGGCGCAGCTCGTTCTCCATGCGGTCGAATTCGGCAATGTACGCTTCTTTGAACGCGGCGGCTTTTTTGCCTGTGAAGCCCATCACCAGGAAAACGAAGCCGTTTTTGGTGATTTGGTACATGGGGAGTTTGCGTCCGGTTGAGTCGGTGTATTCTCTCGACACAAAATTGTGCTCAGTGAATTTTGCCGAACAGTCCAGATTGCGAATTTTATCCAACACTCGTTCGTGGCGTTTGCCAAAGAACTCGGCGATCGCAACAGACGTAGTGATAGCGCGACCATTTTCGATGGTTACGTCAGGGTGAGAAAGGGTAGGGATAGTAGCCATGATGGCAGCCTCGTTAGTGAATTTGATTAACTCACCACCAGAGGTAGCAATCTCATGGGTGGTGAGACGTACAGGGTTGCTACAACCGGTCACTAACGAACCCGGCCAGTCTTGCGACTGCCCCGCACGCCCCACCATAATTTGAATGCGGCTGTGCATTACGCATAAAAAAACCGCCTGAGCGCGGTTATGCGCGTTAGTGAACATCGGGGTAGCAATCCCGGCACCCGTTTTATGAGATGCAGACGCACTATAATTCCACCCGTTCTGGTTTTCAATAGCTACATTCAACATTTTCTCTTACCTTTCATCACCGAAGTGAACTTTGTTGATGCGGTGCCTGGTGCCTCCAGGTGACGCAGACCAGTTAACAATCTGCGTCGGCCTCAACAAACCACTGATAAGGACGGTTCTGTACCTTTAACTGTGCCGCGTGCGCTTAGCCGCATTCACCGCATCACAAAATTCACTTTAAAAAGGGCGGACATCAGCCAGCAATTAAACTGATGCCGCCAAAGACTACAAACAACAATGATTGTCGCAGTGGCAACTACAACCGGAAGCGCACTGTCACAGTGGATTTAAGACAACGGCATTAATTGCATTTCTGCGCAATGCGCTTTCGTGTTGTGTGCTCCGTATCGTGGAGCTGACGCCCGTCTTTATCCACATCGGGGCGGTGGTATACTGGAGTTCTCGCACAACCAGTAAGGACATAAAAATGACACCCCGTCCAATTAGTGTTTTTTGGTTCAAAAATCTCGATCAGTACGAATCATGCAAAGAAATTTTGACCGATTCGTGGGTGCTACCTGACGATTATCGGGACTGGCTTATCCGCTTCAATCAGATGATTGATCGTTATGAACGCAGTGGTATCGAGGTGATCAAAGTAGAGATAGAGCCCAACGAGTTCTCCATCTGGTGCCTCGCCAACGGATGTGAGATAAGCACCAAGAGCTGCAACGACTTCGCTGTTTTCCATGGCAGTAGCAAGGCGCTCCGCGATAGAGATACTGATTGGGGATATGAGTAAACAAACTCGTCCTTCAATTCTGAATATTTCTATTTTCATGACAGTACCTCTACAAATTTTGCGAAGCTTAGCGCCCCCTTACCTTCGGCAAGGCTATTAAAGTAATCTTCGTAAGCCTTTTCCATGAGCGAGTTGAAATCCATGTTGACCTCATTTCCCCTTAACGCCGGGTGGCGGAACTGTTTGCTGATAACACCGTGCGGTGTCTTGATGAAGTGTAATTTAGTTTTCTCATGTATTTTGGTCAAGTGTTTTTATGAGAAAACTCAATTTTTATTGTGAGAAGATAACAACCTATTGAAAAATAAGTTGTTATTTTTATCCGGGAAACATGAGGACTACTTGTTGCGCTTGCGAACTTCGAGCAGCTCGGTAAACAAACGGTTAAAATTCTCAACCCGCGCACTTAGTTCGCTTATTTGCGCTTTCTGTTCGGATTTCGGAAGAGAGCGGTACAGGCGTAGCAGCTCCTGCTCATCATCCGTCAACACGGGTGTGCTGTCGGCAGGGACTGGTTCTGATGGCGACTTATCCTCGTCGCCAAAAAGTATCCAGGTTGGTGAGCACTGAAGGGCTGAAGCCAGTCGGTGTAAGTTTTCTCCACGGGGAGCAGTATGATCGCTTTCCCATAATGAAATCGAAGAATCAGAGACACCAGCAGCCTTGCTCAAGCCTCCTTGACTTAAACCTATCTGTTTACGCCTTTGACGAATTCTTTGGCCTAGAGTTTTCTCATTCATATTTAGATATCTTAATAACTCTTGACTTGAGATTCCTTGCGTGATTAACATTGAGAAAACTCATGATTGGAGGACGAATGTTTAAACTAGATGCAATAAATTTTTATGGGACGCGAGCCAATGTAGCGAAAGCTGCTGGCGTAGATCCGTCAGCCGTTTCGCAATGGGGAGAACTGGTTCCGGAGGGACGTGCAATGCGTCTTCAGGAGGCATCCGGCGGCGAACTCCATTACGACCCCAAAATTTATGACGAGTATCGTAAAGCAAAGCGGGCGGAGAAGGTGATTCATGAAAATCAGGCATGAGCACATCCGCATGGCGATGAATGCCTGGGCGTATCCGGATGGTGAAAAAGTTCCTGTCGCTGCGATAGTCCGGGCTTATTTCGAACTGGGAATGACGTTCCCGGAGCTGTACGGCGACAGTCATCCGGAAGCACTGGCCCGTAATACTCAAAAAATTTTTCGCTGGGTTGAAAAAGACACCCCTGATGCAGTTGAAAAACTTCAGGCATTGTTGCCGGCGATCGAAAAGGCGATGCCGCCGCTGCTGGTGGCCCGAATGCGCAGTCACAGTTCAGCCTATTTTCGGGAGCTGGTGGAGACGCGGGAGCGACTGGTGAGAGACGCCGATGATTTTGTCGCAGTGGCGATCGCTGGTTTCAACCAGATGAATCGTGGTGGCCCGGCGGGAAATATTGTGGTTGTGCATTGACTGGCAATATTCATACCGGATCGCTTCCGGCAATTCGTGAGTAAAAAGATTCGGTATCAGAAGAGGTGAGTATGGCTAACGCCTGGCTCAGATTATGGCATGACATGCCAAATGATCCTAAGTGGCGAACAATTTCCAGGGTGTCAGGACAGCCAATCGCAACAGTGATGGCTGTGTATATCCACCTTCTGGTGAGCGCGTCACGAAATGTCACGACATGTCACGGCGTATCACTACGCGGTCACATTGATGTCACGACGGAAGATTTAGCAAGTGCACTTGATGTGACGGAAGAAGTAATTGATTCAATTTTACAGGCAATGCAGGGGCGAGTTCTGGATGGCGATCTTATTTCCGGATGGGAAAAACGCCAGGTACTGAAAGAGGACAATGGTAACGTTTCGCAAACCGCGAAATCCCCGGCAGAGCGCAAGAGAGCGCAGCGCGAGAGGGAAAAATTACGAAAACAGAATGATGGGTGTCACGACGAGTCACGACATGTCACGACAGATAAAGATACAGATAAAGAATTAAACCCCACACATAACGCGCGCGTGCGCGAAGGTGTTCCGGCCAGTGCATCGTTGCAGACAGCGGAAGCTGAATATCCGGACGGCCTGAGTGGGCCTGTCGGGAAATTTCCGATGACCGATGGCTGGAAACCATCGCTGGATTTCCGACAACGGGCCGCCCTGTGGGGCTTTGCACTGGCGGAGCCAGAATTTACACCTGCGGAGCTGACGGCGTTCAGGGACTACTGGGCGGCGGAGGGGAAGTTTTTTACGCAGGTCCAGTGGGAGCAGAAATTTGCCCGCCACGTGCAGCACGTCAGGGCACAGGTTAAACCAGTGAGCAGGGGGGTAAACCATGCAGGAACACCAGCAGGCGGCACCGCATCACGGGCAGTACAGGAAATCCGGGCAGCCCGCGAGCAGTGGGAGCGTGAAAACGGGGTTATCAGCGTCGGAGACGGCCTGGCGACTCTGGGAAGTCATGGGGGAAATTTATTCGAACCGCTGGACGCAGAAGAACGGCGCGGCACCTTCGAAGCTCTGGATTGCACAGATTGGCGCGATGACTGAGCAGCAAATCAGACAGGTTTGCCGACAGTGCATGGAGCGGTGTCGCGCAGGTGAGACATGGCCGCCAGACCTTGCCGAATTTGTGGCGCTGGTTTCGGAAAGTGGTGCTAATCCGTTTGGTCTGACGGTGGATACCGTGATGGGGGAGTACCGCCGCTGGCGAAATGAGTCATGGCGATATGACGGCGCAGATAAATACCCGTGGCCGCAGCCTGTGCTGTATCACATCTGTACCGAGATGCGCAGAACGGGCGTTGAGCAC